AGCAGCAACATTAGCTTCTTTTGCAGCAGCAGCAGAAGCTTTCTCATAAAACTGAATAGGACTCTTACCAACACGGCGCAAGAAAAAATCTTTAATCATTCCAAGCTGGTCATTTTGACCAGTAAAAGCTGCCCTAAAGTTTCCGTAAGCACGACCTTCACCAAAAACATACTTACGCAAAATAGAACCAGGAAGCGTAAGGAAGTGCATAAAGCCTTCATCAATTGCTGAACGGACACCAAGCTGAGGTGCAAGGGTAAAGAACGTCCAATTTTTCATAAACTTATCTACAATTGCTTTTTCAGTCATTCCACCGATATGGCGAACCTTAAGCATTTTGTTATTTGACTTAGCTTCAATCTTTCCGTCAGCAAAAATAGTTTTAAGTTCAGGAATATTAAGACCGCTAATAAAATTTCTAAGCTGATTAAATTGAACAGGACCAGTATCAAGAAGAAGTTTACCACCAATAGCCTTAGTAAGCTCTTCATTGTTTACAGCATCAAGGCTTGCCTTAAAATGTTCAGGAACTTCCTCGGCAAGTTGCACTCCAAAGTGTCCACCTTCAGCACCAAGGCGAGCAATAGTGTTTTCCATAACTTCAGGACCACCAACAATGTGGTCCAAGCCAACCTTCTGCATGATACCCATGTACACACCACGGATAAGCATAAAGCGGTTAGCCATATCGGAAGCAAGAAACTCTTCAGACAAAGCCTTAGCATGCATCTTGGGAAGAATCAAACGAGCATAACGATAAAAAGTACCAACACTCTTGTAAGCATTTTCATCCATGTGAATGATTTCGCCATTAGGCGCACGTTCAAACAAACGAAGCAATTTATTAATAAATCCTGCACGCAAATCAGTTGTTGCTACAGTATCAAAAGCACCAGGTTCAGTTTTACCAGTAAATCCAGCCTGCTTAACTTCTTCAGAAATCTTAGCTTGAGTTTCAGCAGCTACAGGTTTACGCAAACCAAAAGACTTCAAAACATCATCAGCAATCTTAGAACTACCAATGCGATATTGACGTGCAATTAAAGCACCGTCAGCATAAAAAGTTGTACCATCAAGTCGTCCGCGAGAAATCTTTACATAGTTGCTAATTGAATCCGTGCTACCATTTCCAAAATAGCGGGTAGCATCTTGGTGGTTAAAGATTTTAGCATCAGAAAGAATCTTAAGTTTATCTTCACTATCAAACAGCCAAAACTTTTTCTTAATCTGTTCACGAGCCTGGCTTGCTGCAACACTATCTGCAACTCCACGGTTCTCTGCCAACGTCTTAACATGGCTACCAAGCTCATCCCAATACTCTTTAACACCTGGCATTTCCATAATGCGAACAATGTCAGGACCAGAAACTTCAGCCATTTTAGTCAATGCTTCATTGGCTTTAATAACCCTAGCACCCTTGATGCCGTACTTGGCAATATTGACTGTACCAGCAGATAGGTAAGTCAAAGGGTCAAGAGCAATTTCATAAACCAAGTTCATTGTCTTAGCTTGAGTAGAAAAAGCTTTTTGCGAATTACGACCAAGACCATAGCTAGACTTAACATTGTAGATAGAGCGCATAAGTTCACGCCCAATGTCCATGTGTGTAGACTGCACCTGGTCCATGATTGAGTTAAAGCCACTGTCAGGGTCTAGCGCATCAGCAAAAGCTGCTTCGAAATCTTTATCAATTGGACCATAACCGTCAACAATTTCACCAAGAGAAGCACCAGACAAAAGCTTAGAGGCAATATAGACACGGGCATGACCGTGAACCTTGGTAAGTTCTTCAATACCACGGCGGTCAAACATTGACCTACCGTCCCACATCTCTTGCCAAGTCTTGCCACGCATTAAGTCTTTAAACTCAAGACCACCAGTAGCTAAGCCACCAAGAACATCTGGAGCAAAACGAATAGCACGAGTGTATTCTTCAACGCCTTTAAACAAAGCTTTAAATGGGCTAGCAACAATATTCTTTCCCATACGGAAAAGGTCGCCAACATCAATCTTGTTATCTTCTTGTTTAGGAAGATACGATGCATTGCCCCACAAATTTTTCAATGCTTCTTGAATGTTAGGGTCAAGGCGAGCATACTCGCGTTGAGCCTTAGCATCATCCAGCATAGACAATTCTTTATTTTTGCTAACCAGACCAGCAATCTGAGTCAAGTTAGCGTTATCATCCTTGCCCAACGGCATCTGATATGCCGCAGCAGCCAAACTTGGCGTAGCCTCAATGGTCCGCTGAGTAATTGGAGCGGAAGTAATCTTTGGCTTAGGCGTAGGAGGAATGGAAGGAATTGTCACTACGAACCTCGTTGAAACAGAATGTTAGCAATAGCTTCCGCTTCACCACTGTTATCAAATGCTGACAGCATACGCATAGTGTCTGAAGGTGCTTTGGCACGAGAAATAACACTAGCTTCAACACCAGCACCAGGACCAATAGGCAAACCGTTAGTGATAGGACGGTCAGGGAACTCTGTCATTTGGTCAAACGACTTAATGTTCATTGGCTGAATTGTTTGAGGTGCAGGTGCAGGGCTAACTGCGTTACCTGCCATTGGTGCTTGACGCTGCATATCAAGCAGCGCCTTACCTTCACCATACTTGCCACCAGAAATATATTTAGCTGCCTGGGTAGGTCCACCGTCTGTGCGGCGCGACAAAGCGCCAGGACCAGAAACAGAAGCAGGGTTAGAAGGTTTACGGTATCCACCACGGTCACTCATCTAAATCATCACCATCTTCCGTACTATCAGTTTCATAAACATGATTTTCAATTGCGTGGGTAAGCATTCCAACATGCCGCCATGAAGGAGTTACCTCATCAGTAAATGTCATTAAGTGGTATTCCCCGTGGGAATCCATCCATTCGCACACAACAACATACGCTGTTGAAATTGCACCCTCTTCACTGACATGGGTTTTAGCAATCTTTTCAAGCAAGTTTTGGATTTCTCCAGTGTGCTCGTATGAGACAGCCATTATTGTCCAATCAGTTGTGCCAGTAGTGCCTGTCCGTTAGGGGGTTGTTCACTAGAGGCCCCTGGTGGTCCTGCGACTGGAGCGCCCTGCGGCGTAGGGCTAGGCTGTCCGCCTTGCTCAACAGGAGGAACAACACCAGGGGGATTCTCACTACCAGCCATTTCTGCGGGAACTTCTTCTGGCTGGAAAACTTCAGCAACAGCATCTTCAATAGCTACACCATTGCGTCGCTTAGCAATAACAGAGGAAATCTTTTCAACAATTGGTAGCGGGTTTTGACCCTGTGATGCTAGCTGCGGAATAGCAGTAGCAAGAGCAGCAATGCTTTGAGTCAACGTGTCCCGCATCTTTTCAATGTCAATACGTTTACGCTCTTCAGTAAGATTCATTGACCACGGAAGTTCTTGCATAATGAACTCGCGGCTAACCAGGTTAGCTTGCAAAGCCTGCAAACTGAAGATAAGTGCGCGAGACGGGTCAAGTCCTGCCATCAAACCGTAGCGAACCGATACGGCATACCGTCCAGCAATGTCCTTTTCGGGAGTGTACTTAAGTTCGTACGCAGCACCTTGGAACACACCCTGCGTTGACTTCTCACCAGGGAAAAGCTTCTCATCCATCTCAAGGCACATTGCGGAAACATACTCAAGTGCCTCAGACAAAATCTGTTGACCTGCTTTAATCTGGGTGTCAAACCCACCAAGCAGCGCTTGCACACCTTGACCAGTAATGATGCTGGCATCCATGACACCAGAGCGACCTTCAGGGTAGCGAGCACCCATCCGCATTTCGTTCTGCAAAACCTGCTGCTCGGTGAAAGCACCAGTTGGCAACTCCAATGCCACACGGCGAACGCCTTGCGGGTTGTTGGTACGGATGATGCTGTCGGGACCGACAGGGAATTCTTGAATGTCGTTAGGTACAACGAGCGGGGCTTGCACAGACTTTTCGGCTGCTTCCATTGCAAGGATGGAGAACCGTGCACGGGTCAGCTGCACCCACAGAACATCGTCAAATTGTCCACGCGGGTCGTCTGGTTCAAGACCAGGACGGCGGGCAATTGCAACCATTGGCTTGCCCATAGGATTGTTGGCTGCATTGAGAACAAGATTCTTGCGGTCAGGCAGGTAAAGTAAAACAACATCCTTGTCCTCGTATCGCACCATTGACAACTGCTGCTCAGGGTTGGTGTTTTCCCAACCGTACCGTCCAACAATCTGCGTCTCGTACTCAGGGTAGTCAAGAACAAGTTCGCGGATTGTTTTTTTGTAAATCTTTGTGTAGCTGACCAGGTTGTTCCAGCGGTCAAACTCTGGGTAGGCAGATAGCGGATTGTCTACACGGATACGCGGCATGCGTGTTTCAATGTCCGCTTCAATAATGAACGGCAGGAAGCCGTAGGTCAGGTACCAGTCGGCTCCTGTGTACATTTGTGTTTGCAAGTTGGAGAACTGCACATAGTTGTTGATAATCATTGTGCGTTTGTCTACGCGCCGCTTTTCTGCATCCGAGTTTACGCTCATTGGAATACAGTTGAAGGACGGTAGCGGTGCAAGAATTTCTGCCATGTCGCGTGCTGCCACGTCAACAAAGTTGGCAATCATCGGCTTGCTGAATCCTTCTGGGAAGAAGTCAGGGTAGACGGTGTTGATTTGTCCACGGCGCACAGCAAGAATATCGTTCATACGCGCATCGCGGTTGTGGTAGTGCCGCTTAAGCGAGTCTACCTTTGAGGCGATATAGTCAATATCCACGATTATCCTTACATGTAAATGATGTTGTTTTCGTAAGCTAACTCATCTAGATTTACTACGCCTTGCTGGTTTACGTTGCGTAGTGTTGCGTAGCGGTTAAAGGAATGGGATTGCCTAAAGTTGTTTTGGAGAATCAGTTCCCTTGCCCGCAGTTCGCAAAACCACAAAGCCATAACGCAGTCAGTTGGCTGCTTAGTGTCAGCTTTCCAAGTGATAAGCTGATTGATGAGCGCTTTAACATGCTCGTTGTTGTTGTTTGGCAGCTCTAGCATTGAATCTTCTTGATGCTTGCCGTCACGGATACTACCAAACAGGGCTGACATGCTGGCTACACCAAAACCTGTGTCCCATTTGTTTTTACCTGTGAAGTGCTCTCCGAATCTCACACCTTGATTGGTGAGCCACATACGCAAATCTTCATCCAGCGCAAAAGCCTTTTGAAAGGCGTTAATCTCAATTCTGAGTTCTAGCGGGTGATAGCGGTTAACCCATTCTTCAATCAAGGTGCGAATCTTACCAGGGGTAGGGTCTTGCATGTTGTACACATCAAGCACCATACGCGCACCTGTGTTGCGTTCTATCGCATACATCACTGCCGCAGTTTTACCAGCCATAGCTGGGTCAAGCCCCATTAGGGTAATCCATTCACCACCGTCAGGATGCCCGCGGTGACCAGGCTGCAAAGGCCCACAAGAGCGAGCACGATTAATGGAAGCCATGACAGAAATAGGAGGAAAAATAGCGTCCTCTTCAACATCCTGCTGTTGGTAAACCAAAGCCCATGTGGATGGTGCCACTTCGCTACGGCGGACAAATAGAGTAGGACCATCCCACTTAGGATACAAACCGTCAACATCAGGCTCAAGGTCTTCATCCCCATCCCACGGCATATCTGACTTAGCCCACAAAGTTTTCCACTTACGCGGGTTGTCGTGACCTTCCAACACGGCTGGCATAGCCATGTAAGTAAACGGCACAACGCCACCAGTCCAGTGGTCTGGATTCCTCAACTCGCGGTACAGGTCGTTAGAGGCAACCCGTGTACCTGCGATAAGGAGCTTGCCATTTTTACCTAAACGAGTAATAACCATCTTCTGTAACCAGTTAAGCTGTTTTTCCCACTCATGCGCGTTAGTAGTGGTTACTACGTCGTCTAGGATAATTAGGTCTGCGCGTGTACCGTAAATCTGCTGCCCCATACCAATAGCCTGCACGGTAGGGTCTTTCTCACCAGAAGTACGCTTAAGATAGATACGGTCCTGGCTCCACTGGTCAGAGGTTGCCTGCCAACCCTCAGAAGGCCCATACACCTGCTGAAGCTTAACCCACGCCTCTTCCGTCAACCGTTGCTTGATGGAGTACAAAAATTCCTTGGCTCTGGTCTGGGTTTGGGACACGATAACGATACGGACATTCGGGTCCATACAAATCCGATAGGTGGCATACCCAACCGTCAAGACGGTAGACTTGGCATGCTCAGGTGGCACGTTCACCAAAAGGCGGTTAGGGTTACCTGGCTCATAGGTCATAGCCTCATGCAACCAAGACGGCTCCCGACCCTCCAAAATATCAATCCACGACTGATGGTGCGGAAACACCCGCAACCCCAAAAACTCTTGGCTAAAAGTTTTAAAG